GGTGCTGGCGGGTGAGCGCGCCGAAAAGGCNGCGTTGGTCAAAGTGCTGGATGAGATCGTACCGATGCTCGACACGCTGACGAGGCGAGTGGACGACATTGCGCGAACGCCACTGCCGCCACTGACGATCGCCAGGGGAACGGTCTCGGTGTCGAAGCATCAGGACGGTGGTAGCGCCAGCGATGGCGACACAGAGCTCTCGCCGGAAGTGATCGCTTCGGCCCTTGGGAAAATGAGCAAGGAGGAACAGACGCTGACGCTGATAAAGGCCAGCTATGCTAATCCAATGCGAGTCTTCGGGTCAGCAGTGAGCGAACGGTGAAATTAGATGCAGACGCCCCGTAGCGGGCTTTGGATTCACCATGATCCAAGAAAGAGCAGAAGTTTTGAGAGATTTATGGAAAATCTACAATTACTTTGAAGTATGTAAATTTCGTTTTGATAGCAAAGAGTGCGAACAAATTATCTCTCTACACCACAAGAAACATTTGATACGGAGCAGATATCGAATACCGCAGGTCTGACATTGAGCGAGAGCGACCTCTTTTGGATTCCACGCATCCTAGATACAGAGTGGATTTTCGGCCGATTGTGGAACGTAGTGAGGCTCTATAATTCAAATACGCTTCGAGTTGTCTGACGATACGGGGCAGGCACAGCTTACTCACTGTCGGTCAGGTCAACATTATGAATGGCACATCGATTTTGGATCGAGACAGCTGAGTTTGCGTAAGATCACGGCTGTAGTCGAACTCGCTCCAAAAGACCTGATGAAGGGGGGCGGACTGGAAATCTTCTATGATGAGTCGATAGCAAACAAAGTCGGCCTAGACGTTGGGGACGTTGTTGTGTTCCGCTCGTTTGTCATGCATCGCGCCTCGTTGGTAGAAGGCGGGACCCGTTGGAGCCTCGTCCTGCGGCTGAATGGGACGAGACCATTGAGGTGAGGCTCGTAGCCCAATCGGAGTCGCCCGCGTGTGTCAGACCGCCGCCGCACGCGTACCTAAATTGTCGTGGCGCGCGCCCGCGCGAGCTAAACGAAGCTGTGACCAGAGCGGTACTTGGATTCACTGTCGCATTCGGCAAGATTTGCAGCGCGGGAGCGACGCATACACCATCAGGCCGAAAGGCCATCGCCAGGCTCGGTACCCTTCCGAGCCTTCCCTTGCCCCCCTTTCGGGAGGAAAGTTTGATGAACCCAATCACTCAAGAATCGCTGGACCTCATGAAAGGGGTCCTGGCTAAGCCGGACTATATACTCGCCAAGTCGATCTCGACTGGCACCGGCTTGCTGGCGTACGACCTTCAGGCGCCGGCCAAGAACCTCTATCCTTTTGTCACTCCGATCAGGAACATCATCCCACGTGTTGGCGGCGGGATCGGCTCTGCAACGAACTGGCGCCAGGTGAATGCTATCATCGGTTCCGGCTTTGATGCCATGGGTTGGGTGCCGGAAGGCCAGCGCTCGGGCCAGATGTCGTATTCGACCTCAAACAAGACATCCACGTTTGTAACAATCGGCGAGGAAGACGCAGCGACTTTCGAAGCGATCTCCGCCGGCCGTGAGTTCGAGGACATTCAGGCGCACATGGCGTTCCGCCTTCTGCAAAAGATGATGCTTAAGGAGGAGATGGCGATCCTTGCTGGCAACGCCTCATTGACCCTCGGTACCCCTTCGACCCCGACCGTATCGGCATCAGGCGCCGGTGCGACGCTCCCGGCCGCGACCTATTTCGTCAAGATCGTAGCACTGACTCTCGAAGGCTACCAGAATTCGAGCGTCTTGGGCGGGGTTGCCACCTCGAAGACCGTCACTGGTGCTGACGGCAAGACCTTCGCCCTCTCGGGCGGTTCATCGAATATTAGTGGCGAGGCGAGTCAAGCGTTAACTCTCGGTCAGACCCTGTTCTGCACCGTCATCCCAATCCAGGGAGCGGTTGCCTATGCCTGGTATGTCTCAAGTACGACCGGTACCGAAACGTTGCAGGCGATCACAACGATCAACAGCCTGGCCATTTCCGCGCCGCTCAGCACCGGCAACCAGTTGCAAACGGCGATTACCGCCGATAACTCGGCCAATTCGAGTTATGCCTATGACGGGCTGTTGACGGCCGCACTGAAGGCAGGGTCAAACGCGTATGTCAACATCATGGCCACGGGGACGGCCGGCACTGGGTCGCCGATGACGGCGTCAGGCCGAGGCTCGGTCGTCGAGATCGACATCATGTTCCAGAAGATGTGGGACAATTTCCAAGTGTCGCCTACCGTTCTCTACGTCAACTCCCAGGAGTTGAAGAATATAACCACAAAAGTGCTGTCGAACGCCTCCGGGCCGCTGCTGCGATACGACACGCCCGCTGACGGAAGCGCCGGCGAGTATCAGTTGACTGCCTCTGGAGTTGTACAATATTACTACAATCCGTTCGCAATAAACGGCGGTCTCCGAATTCCCATTAGGATACACCCGCGCGTGCCGCCCGGCACGGTGATCGGCTGGGCCGAGAACCTACCGATCCAATACCAGTCGAACGAAGTGCCGAACGTCGCCGAAGTCAGGACACGGCAGGACTATTACCAAATCGATTGGCCCATTGTCACCCGACAGCGCCAGGTAGGCGTCTACGCCGAAGAGGTATTGGCCGTCTTTGCACCTTTTGCGATGGGAGTAATCTGTAACATCGCCAACGGGTGATCGTGGTGTGCGATCTCTTGGCGCTTTCGTCGGAAGCGCCGGCTGCAGCCCCCGGGTCCGCCCCGGGGGTCTCAGTTCGCCGGCAACTGATACTGCTCCGCGCCGTGTTTGGCCAGGACGAGGCCAATCACGGCACAGTGCGTTATCCCGTCGACGCTGACGGACTGATACGGGTCCCACTCGAGGCTGTTGGCCCCCTGATCGGGAACGGAGGGTTCGCTGTGCCTAAGACTACTGGTGACGTGGTCTCGGCTGGCATGCTCAAGCTGTATCATGACAGCGCTGCCGGGTGCTGCTATGGCGGCCGCCAATATCCGAGTGATGAGAACGGCGACGTGCGCGTACCTGCCGAGGCCGTTTCCGACCTCCTGGCGCATGGTTTTGTGCCCGTGCTTCAAGGCGCAACACCCGCGTCAAAGCGTGCCAAGCCGATACTGAGCAATCGTTCCACAAAAGGTTGATGCGGTGGCCTTTGACGATCTGACGACGCTTGCCGATGTTAAGGCGTGGCTGCAGACGGGGCAGAGCAACTTTCCCGCGACTGACGACGCGCTGCTGACAAACCTCGTCACCGCGGCGAGTCACTATATTCAGACCTGGCTCAACCGCCAAATTGCGCCGGCAGACTACCTCGAGGTGCGCGATGGCACTGGCGGCCGACGGATGCAATTCGCGTGCTTTCCAGTCTCGGCTGTCCTGTCTCTGACGATCGATGGCCAAGCCATTCCGCGCGCGATCTCGACTTGTGCGGCAGGCTACAGCTTCAGTCAAACTCAGATCTCGGTTCGCAGCTACATGTTTGGCTGCGGGACTCAGAACGTGGTCATTGCCTACACCGCTGGGTATCCTATTACTCCTCCCGAGATCGCTCAAGCGTGCATCGAGCTCGTCGCCCTTCGCTACCGCGAGCGTACTCGGATCGGCGAAGTTTCAAAATCTTTGGGCGGTGCCGAGACGGTCACATACTCGCAGAAAGACCTGAGCGATGGGATCAAGACGCTGCTGCAACAATACCGTCTTGTTACCCCGGTTGCCGGAATTCGTCCGATGATGGCCTTGGCCAGCACCGACACGACAATACTCGCGAGCATCCTGTGATCACTGCTCATCTGGTCGGCGAGGAACGGGTGCTGGCCCGGCTGCGTGACATGCCGGTTGCCATCAAATCGGGGCTCGTGAGGGCAATCACCAAGCTCGGCACTGATCTTCAGCGCAAGGTGCAGCAGGATGAGCTCACAGGCCAGATGCTTGCTGCACGCTCTGGATCGCTGAAGTCCAGCATCGATTTACGAGTCGATCAGGGCGCCACGGTGGTAACGGCGACCGTTTTCACCGATAGCGCATATGCTGGCGCTCATGAGTATGGTTTCGCAGGTACGGTCAACGTCAGGGCAAGCCTGCGACACATTACGGAGGCCTTTGGACGGCCAATCTCCGGCAAGTTAATCAGCGTTCGAGCCCACAGCCGTAGGATGGATCTTCCCGAGCGCTCGTTTCTGCGCTCGGCACTTGAGGATATGGCGCCGGCCATTCGCGATGAGGTCGAAACCTCTCTGCGCGAAACAGTGACAGAATGAATTCGCAATACATGATCTGGAGTCGCGCTTCGCCGATAAGCCGCCTACGAGCGAGCCGATGCCCGCGACCTGAGGACGACTGATGGTTATTCGTGAGACGATCTATGCGACACTTTGGGCGCTCGGCTCTGGCGCGGCAAGGTTTGCCAGCGCGAATCGGCGTCTGCGGCACTGGGCCGATGTGGCACCGGCCGAGCAGCCCGCATTGTTTATGAGGGAAAAAGGGGGCATCGCCGCAATAAAGCGGCTCGGCGCGCCGATCGTGTGGACGCTCCACGCCGAATTTTACGTGTATGCCCACTCGAGCGACCCATACCTGGCACCGGGAACGATCCTGAACCCGCTTATCGATGCTCTCGAAGCCGCGCTGGCGCCCTCGGCGACGACCGGTATCCAGAACCTCGGCCTACCTGAGATGGTTCAGCACGCTTACATCGCGGGCAAGGTCGAAACCGACGAAGGCGTTCTTGGGGATCAGGCAATCGCGATCGTTCCAGTTGAGGTGCTGTGCATCTGACAATAACACGTTACGGAGCTCGCGTCTTTTCCACATGCCCTGCGGGCGGTTGCGTCGGCCGGGGCCGCGGATGGCTTCCGCGAGTGGTCGTCCGGGTGTTCTCAGTGCCCCTTCAATGAACCGTTGTTCGAAGGAGTGGCCAAATGGCCGAGGAAGATTCCAACACCATCAAAACCGACGAGCCTGTTCCGATCGAGCAGCTGATCGAGCGGTGGTGGGAAGATCACTTTCCGGGCTCGGCAATCGCGCGCGACACGCAAGCCTGGAATGTCGCCCACGCCGCTAAGGAGAGGCTGAAGCGGCTCTTGAGAAGGAGTGTGTGACATGCAATTGAGCTTCGGCGCGGGTGCAGTTTGGGGCGAACGGACTGATGTTGCCGGCTCGGGTATTGGCCCGCGCCAATTCGGCGTGCTCCAGGACATTCAGATCGACTTCGACTGGACCGACAAGGAGCTTTATGGTCAACTTCAATTCCCGGTCGCGATCGCGCGTGGGCAGGGCAAGATCACTGGCAAGGCGAAGTTCGCCCAGATCCTTGGTCTGCTGTATTCCGACATCTTTTTCGGACTTACACCGGCAACGGGTCAGTTCGCGGTCGCGCAGCTCGAGGCTGCAATTGTGCCGGCGGCGACGCCATATACGGTGACAGCGGCCAACGCGGCAAGCTACAACGATGATCTCGGGGTCGTCTACGCCGGTAGCGGCAAACGTTTTAACCGGGTAACCACGCCCTCGGCCGCGGGTCAATACTCGGTCAACTTCTCCACCGGCATCTATACTTTCTCGTCCGCTGATGCGAGTGCTGCGCTCTTACTCTCATACACCTACAACGTTGCGACAAGTGGCAGCAAGATCACCCTTACGAACCAGCTCATGGGCGCGACTCCTACCTTCAAGGCAACATTTTACACGACCTACAATGGGAGCGGAACCGCGCTGCGCCTCAACGCCTGTACCGCAAATAAGCTGTCGTTCCCGACAAAGGTCGATACTTGGACAATTAGTGAACTTGATTTCAGCGCTTTCGCCGACGCTTCCGGTACGATCGGTTATCTCAGCACGGTGGAGTGATGATTCCTGGTGTCGAGGTAGCAATGGGCGGCCAGGATTGGTTGGTCCCACCGCTCACCTTAGGCCAACTCCGCCGACTCATGCCCAAGGTGCGGCAGCTAACCGAGATTGGTGCATCGATGGGTGAGCCGCAGATCGGTGTGCTAGTGGAAATAGTTGCTGCGGCACTGCAGCGAAACTATCCCGACGTGACCATGGATACGGTCGAAAACTTGCTCGACCTCGGCAACGCCGGTGCCGTGCTCAACGCGGTCCTGACCGGGTCGGGGCTAAAGCCGCGCGGCAATCCCGTGGGGGAAGCCGCGGCGGTGGTGATCCCCCGCTCGAGCCCGGAGATGGCTGGGGGTACATATACGGCCTCCTCGCCACCGCCTGTGGATACAGCTATCCCGTAATCGATGCGATGACGCTCCTCGATGTCGAGGAGCTCACGGCCTATTGGGCCGAACACCCGCCGCTGCACATGCTGGCGGCCGCATATCTAGGGCTGGGCAAGGAGAAGAGGCCGCGAGAGCCATCGGCGCCTTCCGGTGAAGCGTCCACCAGGTTCGGTCAGAAGACGGGATCGGATATCACTTCACTGCTCGCGGAGCTCGGACCGGGCTTTGGTTCCGGGGATGTCCACGCCGGTCTCACGCCCGCGGTGCTCGACTTTACAGAATTGAGGCGCCAGGTGACAGCGGGTCATTGAACTCGCTCAAGAGCGCCACCGGAACGTCTCCGCGCGCTCTTTGCATTGAGGGCTAACATGGCCGATATAGAAACCAGCGTCGTCATCAGCGCTCAGACCGACGACCTCCAATCTGGCATGGAGGCGGCAACAAATTCGGTCCAGGCAGCCACAGAGGCAATGAAGGCTCAGTTTGCCAGCCTCGGCGCGGCGGCCCAGCAAGCACAGTCGCAGATAAGCGCCACCGTCGCCCAGATCGGAACCACGATCGGCACCCTGCAATCCAAGGTCGCGAGCCTCGCCGGCTCGATCGGCGATGGTGTGATTCCGAACGTTGCCGCGGACGGCCAGGGACCCGCCGGTTCCGGCCAACAACGAGGGGGGGG